TTTATATTTAATCCAGTCATTTTTTATCTCCTATTAAGCTAGATATTAATATTTGAAGGTATTTACCCTTCACCTTTTCGTATACCCTTTCGGCGTATACAAAACTATTTATTCAGATTCTTTGTGTTTCTCAATGAATTTTTTAATAAAATTTCTGATTTCACGAGAAGCAGATGTATCATCATCTTTACATATCTGAATGAATTCTTTCTTTTGTTCTTTGTTAATCTTAATAATCAACGTGTCATCTTTTTTCAATTTTTTCACCTTAATGTTACATTCGTGTTACAAGATTGTATAAATAACATATATACAAAATATTTATAAGGAGGTAATACCATGACAATACAAAAAGTATTTAAGAAATTAGACAAACTAATGAAAGCCGGTCTTTTTCATAAAATAGCTAATAAGTATTTAGCAGCATTACTTTTGTTTCCTACTCTTGCTTTCGCAAATGAAGTATCTATTAAAAATATTGATCACACAACTGTAATGACAAAAGATGCAATGATCATTTTAGATAAAAGAGCCGGTAAATTTTGGAAGACAGATTTAAACTGTACACTACCAATAGATTCCGATTCTAAAGTCAGTTTTCAAACCGTTCATAGAACGATTAAAGAAGGTTCAGAACTAACATTTATTATTGGTTCTAAACCATCAAGAGAAAATAAGCATAACTGTAAAGTTATTAGCCTAGCTTCTCTATAATACAATTATATAACAGTTTAAGTATAATGTCAATAGTTATTTTTTACCGATGTTATATTTAACTGTTAATTCCCAATCGTTTTTATCTTTAAATGAAATGATTTTGATTTGATTTAAGCTCGCAACTGGGTCCTTCGCTTTAGAAGGATCCTTTATCTTAATAAGTTCCCATTCTTCCAATAAGTTCACAATCGTATTACGACGAGCAATATCTTCTTCTGTTAGTGTATTATGCTTTCCGTCTAGAATAAACAATTCTTTAAAATGCAGAATCGCATATCTACCTTTCTTATGTAGGATGTGGCAAGATTGATAAAGTTTCTTTTCTTTACGACTCGATATGCCTATACGAGTCAGTGTTTCTTTTACTTTTAAGAAGCTGTCTTCAGTAGGTAGTACTACCTCAATACCAACTCCTTTGAAAATGTCTTCGTTGTCCATGATTTACATTCACCTTTATTAATTATTATTAGTGGCATGGTATATAACCATATAGGATTTATTTATAAAATACATATCCTAACCACCTTCATTTAATTTATCATGGACAGTTTCAAGCTGTTCTTTAGTAAGTACTTTAAAATATTGCTTTGCCACTGTTCGGTTGCATTGGTAAACTTGTTGTATTGCATCAAGGTCTTTATCCTTTTCTGCCTTCGGCCATTTTGAAAATCGCTTTCGTTTACGAAGGACAGAACGATAATAATCAAACTGTGCAGCATCAAATAAATGATGTCGCATATTCATTTCATTTGCGTGTAATATAGTATCCTCAAAATTTGTGAAGCCACGGTTCACGATAAAGGCGCTATACATCTTTTCGGTATGTTCAGGTATATCGCTATTACGAATAAGATCCTCCTTTGAGAAGGACGCAGCATTCATAAAATCAAATGGAGTTAGGTCTTTCATTTAGGATCTCCTCTAATTCCATTGCTACCGAATTAAAATTTTTTCCGCATTCTTCACATAAAGTAAGTTTGTGTTTTCCTTCGGCGGTATTTAATTCAACGGTATAAGCTTTACTTTTACTTGTTTTAGCTGAACAGTTAAAACATTCAAGTTTTCCAAACATTACGTGTACTCACATTCAATCATAACTTCTGTTAGGAATGCGACCATATTAATTTCTTGGTCAGCAACCAAACCGGACTTGTACATATAATCAGCCAATGTAACTATAAATCCAGCTTGTGATTGTAAAGTAACCTTTTGTGAACACATATCATAGATACGACGAAACATTTCATTCATATCTTGGTCGGAATTCTTTGCTACCCATTTACGCATTTCAGTGAATTGCTTTGCTTTAAGTAAACGAAACAAATCATCAATAGATTCTTGTTTTAAATTAACAAAGATACCTTCGTCAATTTTGCCTGATGCAGCATAAGATTGTAATTCAGTTAATACACGTCGAAAATCAGGAAAGTGTTTTTCAATTACTTTAGCAACTACCTTAGGATCATATTGAACTTCTTCTTGGTCAAGAATTTGTTTAACTCTCTTGAAGAATTCCATTGCCATCTTTGGACGATCTGTAGTATCAATTGAAAAATCAACTTCGGATAAACGAGAACGCAATGGACTGATAATACGATTCTTAAAATTACAAGTAAAGATAAAGCCACAATTGGCTGAATATTCTTCGATGAAATTACGAAGAGCAGGTTGAACATTTGCTGCATTCAAATAATCTGCTTCATCAAAGATTACATACTTACGACCTGTTCCTGTGAGAGAAACAGCGGATGCGAAAGTAGAGATGTCGTATCGGAGGGTATCTATATTAACATTGAGAGAACCGTTCTTTACGATATAATCACAACCGAGTTCTTCAAGCATTGCTTTTGCGATTGTGGTTTTACCGACACCGGGTCCTCCGGTCAATAATAGATTTGGTACACTTCCGTCGGATACGAACTTGCGGAAGGTTTCTTTTGTCTTATCAGGAAGAATAGTATCAGCAACTACTTGCGGACGATATTTCTCGACCCATAAGACTTCATTAGCTTTTGCTTCAATCATACATCACCATAAACATTATATAAAAAAATTGAGTCAAAACGCGGGGGGACTTTGCAGTACCCCCACTTCTCGAGAATTGGTTTAGCTGTTAAAATTAATCAACAACTTTATCAGCTAAAGGAGCACCGTCTGTCACAGATGTGTCAACGCCTACAGCTTGTTCACCTACGTTAGGATCTTGCTGTGGAGCATGTTGTCTTAGGAATGCTTCGAGTTTATTTCTTAGCATGCCGACACCTGCGAGTTCTTGTCCTTGAAATCCGCCACGTTGAGAGACTACGTCAATAATCTGCAACACAGTTGAGATATCTCCAAGATTGATAACCACCTCTTGCATTTGACCTTGTTGGCCAAAATTACCTTGTACTGGTTCATTCATATTAATCACCTTTATTATAAGTCGACTTTGAATCTATTGCCACATAATATGTGACACCTTTTCCTTTAAACTCTGAGATACCTTTTGAACAAAGAGTAACCTCATAATCTAAAGGCATGAGTTTCAAGTTATCAGTTTTAATGATAATCTTGAACGTATCGTCAGTTTCACCGATTTCAACGCCAAAGTCATCTGCGTTGTCATTAGCACTGTCGATAGCTTTCAGAAAACATTTGCCGCCTTCGCCTACAAATGCAATCTCTGAAAATTGTAATACCCCTGCTGCCTTCAATACAGAAGACAAATCTCCTTGTGATACGTTCACAACGACATCAGCCGAAGGAATAGTAATGTCCTTCTCTGGTGGAGTGTGGATCATTGAGAGATCGGCATAAACGTATTTAGTACGTCTTTTACCTTCCGAGATAATAAAGTATTTATCAAAAAACTCTACATCCGGATCATTATACAGAGATAAAATTGATAGGAATCTTGAAAGATCATATACGCAAGCATCAGATGGAATTTCATCCGCGATGTCTGCAATAGCAATCAATGTTTTCTCTGGAGTAATAGTCTTAAGAACATTACCTGCTTTCATTAAGATTGACTTGTTGATAGCTGTAAAGCTTTTTAAGACCGTCAAGGTTTCGTTAGAAAATTTCATTATGTAATTTCTCCATTGATATTATTTAGTGTATATTATATACTATTTACTTGGACTTGTCAATAGGTTTATAAGACTTTCTGTTTGATTTTGCATCAGCAGTTGCAGTCACTCCTAATTGACCTAGAGAACCCATGTCACCTCTAAAGATATAAGAACCAACATGGTTAATTTTCATCCAAGGACACATCCAAACTGATAGACCGGCTTTACGAGCCATTCTACAGAAAAAGTAATCCTCAGACAAATACCTCTTTGACTCTGGGTCAATGACACAATCAAAGAAAGCATGTATTTCTCGAGAACCATCAAAATTGTCAGTACGAGCATGGTCAGGCTTATATGCAAGTTCAGGATATGTATCTCGATATCTTTCGAGTGCATCTCTTGTAATTAACATAAACCCAGTTCCGCCTTCTGCAACTTCTACTGGTTCCGCGAGCTTAAATTGTTTTAATCCTGATACAGGGTTAAAAACAAAATCTGATGTAAATTGTTCTAATTCAAATGGGTTATCTTTTCCATATCCTTGCTGAGCAGCAACTGATACCTTTTCCCACGCAATAGTTTTCTTAGGATATGGTCCACAGACAATATCATATTTTTCTGGATCTGAAATCTGTAATGCAAGTAATGCCAAAGCATCTCTCGGGTCAAATCCAATATCTGAATCTATAAACAATAAATGAGTACAATCAGAACGAAGAAATTCATCAACGATATAATTCCTTGCTCTTTGTACTAAACTTTCATTAAATAAGAAATAATACTTCATTGGAATTTTGTGCGTTGAACATATCATACTCAAATCGTTGGTTGACTTTGTATAGATACCTGCACAAGAACCACCATACATAGGTGTTCCAATGAATAATCGTTGTTTTTGTAGTTCTTCTGTTTTTACTTCAAGTTTCATACTGTAATTTGCTCCATATCATTTTCTGCTCTTGTGATGGATTGTAATCTCAAAACATCAGCCAATACATCCCATGCTGAATCGTGTGCTTTAAATACCGAATCCCATTTATCATCGTTAGCACAAGGAGGAAATCCATTTTTCTTTAAACTAAAATCAAATTTAGCATCAATAAAAGTTCTTGTATCTCTAACCTTCCAATGCTGTAAGTGAGATTGTAAATGTTGTACTTTGTTTTGAGATTTAAATATTCTCTCAAGAATAACTGGGTCAAAAGAATTAGACCTTGACCACCAATAATCAATCTTTGGTCCGTCAATTAGAAAATCTGTAAATTGCTTACAGAAATCAGCAACTGACAAATCAGAACTCTTAGGAGCAATATTCTTTCTTACTTCAGAATCTTGCTGTGACCAAAAATCTAATGTACTTTTATCAACTACCCAATTATAATTCTTTACTTGCTCAGATACATTCAATTTGAATTTCTTCACTTTGAATACATCGCCTAAATTGTATGGGTCATCTGAAGTAAACTTGTCCCATTGAAATACCATTGCTGACATATCAATGACCGCACAGTTATGTACGTCTTGACCCATTGTTTCAAAATCTATAATTAAGTCGTTTCTCATATTGTTTATTATAACCTATTTTGTTGTGAATGTCAATAGTTTATGCAAAGAATTCTTCAAGATTAGTACTTGTATCTTTTCCTTTTGGATCAAACTCCATTAATTGTTTATGGTTATTTTGTCTTAAATAGGTTGTTTCTGATAAAGGCAATTCGTCTTTTAAAAACTTTTGAATTTCTTTATGTAAATCTCTTGATGTTGGTACAGGAACATTTTGAGCAATATGATTCATCTTTTTCAAACCATGTAATAATTCAAAATCTTCCGGGAATCCCATCATATGTAAAGCTTCTCGAATGGTTAACGATCTTTCTTCAATAGGATGCATTGTGTCAACCATATTACGACCAATTACAGCATTCATATATTCACCAAAGACATGTACTGAACCGTCCCATACACCTTTACCATCAGCAAACTTTTTAATTGCATGATCTGAATACTTAATACCTTTTTCGTTTCCTGTTCTGTGGAACCATTCGTTTGCTTCTTTCATCCAACCCTTTTTCATAATATAATTTAAAGTGGTTTTACAATCTTCTTCTACCATTATCTCTCTTACATCACGATTGGTTTTTGTTTTAATAAAGTTATAATAAGGTTCATCAGGTACATGCTTATTAATAATCAAATCTTGATGTAATGCATTATCAGGAATCTCTTGAAGATATTCTGCGAAGTTCTTTCTTGGTCTATTATACCAATTCATTACAGGAGAAGATTCTGATTTCCAACCAATCGCAAAAGTCCTGTCGCGTCCTTGTGGCACCCCATGATATCTTGTTGAGGTTTTATACAGGGATAGAGAATAACCTCTCTGAGCACAAATATCGTAAAGATTGTTTGCTACTGGACGACCTTTGTTGGTATATAATGCAGGAGCGTTTTCAACAATAACAACTTTTGCTCCAAGAATATCAATACCATCTTCAAATACTTTATACATCCATTCATTCTTTGCGCATCCTGCACCTTTACTCTCTGCGGTCGTACCTGTATTTAATTGAGATAAAGCAGCACAAGGTGGAGTACC